AAAGTGGCTCACCCCAGCGTCAGCGTAGGGGGTGACGGCGCGCTTTGCGCCGACCCTCTCTCCCCCTGTGGGGGACAACGATTTGCGTCGGCGCACTTTTTGCGCCGACAGTGCGCCATTCCAGGAAGTGCGTCGGCGCAACCCGAAAACCACTTCAACCAAAACATGAAGAACCTCCGCTAAGTGAAAATCAACCGAGCCCTCGATCGGGCCGGTTTTCGGGCACCACCTCGACGCTCTTGCGCGCCTTTCGCTGTCCCGGATCGACATGATCGACGAGCTGCAGCACACCATTGTCGAGCCACTGTTTGATCATAGTCCTAACCCGCAACCGGTCGGCCTCGTCGTCGCCGTCAAGCTCGAGGGCACTGATAAAGACCTCTCCGACCCAGTGGTCGGCTCTCGCAAGGGGTCGCCAGCGCCCTCCCGTCGGCTCGCCGTTGTCGTTCACGACCCCCCTGGCGATGCGATCGAGGATCAGCCCGATCACCGCCAGGTCGACCCCGCCGAACACCCCTGGTGGTTTCCATGGAACGAGCACGCCGACCTCGTCGCCGGCGATCTCAGGCGTTCCGTTGGGCAGGGTGACGGAGCCCTTGCGGAACCATTTCACGACGCCCTTGGCGGAATGGTTGGACTTGGCATCGTCGAAGCGGACGTAGTTGTCGCGCTCCTCCGGCGGCACTTGGTAGAGGGCGGCCTCCGGTTCGGTCATATTGAACAGGGTCGACATGATGCGAGCGCAGCCGATGAGGGCGGAGGCGCCGCGCGACGCGTCCTGTTCGCCGGCCATGCCGGTGGCGAACTTCCTCGTATGATGGACGAGCATGAGCGAGGACGCGGTCCGCCTTGCCACCTCCCGCCACAAAATGCCGGCCCATTTCACTTCAGAATTGGAATTCTCGTCGCCCTCGAAGGTCTCGGCGAAGGGGTCAGCGATGGTGACGCCGATGCCCTCCCGGCCGATGGTCTCGACCAACCTCTCGACCAATGGCGTGCGGATCACTGTCTTGGTCTTGTGATCCATGCGGGCGATGACGATGCTCTCCGGCGTTTCGGCCAGGAAGATCCGGTCGGCCAAGGCCGCCTGATCGACGCCCATTTCGGTGACGGCGCCGTACAGTCGCCGGCACATTTCGTCGTAATCGTCCTCGGCGTTGATGATGAAGACCTTTTCCGGGGCGCGCGGTCTCCACCCGCCCCATGGGATGCCGAGCGCGATCGCGATGGCCAGCTGCAACGTGAGCAACGATTTGCCGGACGCCGGCGGCGCCACGAGCACCGACAGGTTGCGGCGCAACAACAGCCCGGGGACGATCCATTGCCGCTGCGGGATGACCCTCCCGTCGATCGGCATCGGGCAGCGCCTGGCGAGTGGCAATGGCGCGTCGAAACTCTCCGGATCCCCCCGAAAATCAGCGCCGTCACGCCACTCGTCGTGCCCGCGTCCGTTGGCGCGCAGCGACACGACGTTGCCGGCCACCTCCGGCAAGGCATGCTCGCCGGCCCATCGCCCCATGAGATCGAGTGCGTCGCCCCGTGGCTCCAACCGGAACTGCTCGTACTCGGCGATGAAATCCAAAACGTCGCCCGAGCGCTCGCAACAGAGGCAACTGAAACTTGGCGGTCGCAACCCGCCCGCGGGAAAGACGGCGAGCGCCGCCGTCGCATGGCAGAACGGGCAATCCTGGTCGCCAGGCTGATGCTTGACCGCCCCGCCCGTGATCTCTTCGAAGAACTGCCACCACGCCTTCGCGGAAAAGCGCCGGTAGACATGATCGGGGTCGGGGCGCTCGTGGATTGGCTGATCGGGCATTATGCCGCTTTCAAAAAGTCTTACGCTTTATTTCGTCGTTGCTATGCCTTTACTTCACTGAAACGCGCAAACTGACCGCGCCGATGTGCTCGACAAGCTCGATGCGGCGACCGATCCACCTCATGACGTTTACGGCTTGGCCGTTGCCGATCGCCTTGTAGCGCGGCCCGTCCGCCGCCAGACCCGCCCGCCACGGCACGAGCGTCCAATCGTCGGGCAGGCCTTGCAGACGCTCGCACTCGCGTGGGGTGAGGCGGCGCACCGCAGCGGCCTGCTGCACCACCGTGGTGGTCGAGCCTTCCGACGCGCCGGGCGCCCGCGAGCGCAGCACGGTATGCACGTCGGTCTCGCTGCCGCCGCTGCGGACGCCGGGTCCGGTGCCGGTGATGTCGAACGCCAGCGCCACGGCGGGCGCGTGCGCCTCGTTGGCGCAGATCGGATCGGCGACGACCGGCACCAGCGGCGTCCCGCGCCCGGTGCCGTCATCGCCGGCGTCGAAGCCTTCCGCCGTGAGGGAATGGGCGACAAAAGTCTCCGTCTCGAAATCGAGACGGCCATGCGGCCCGCCATGCGCATTGCAGGCGGTGGCAACGTCTATGGCGCCGGAGGTGTTGTTGCCGCCGAATGCGACTACGGGATCTTGTCCTCGGCTTTCGCCTGCGCGCTCGACGCCTCGGCCGCTGCCAGTAAGGCTTGGTGCAGTGTCGTGGGCAGTTCCTTGCCCCTGCGTTCGGCGCGGCGGAGGATGCCCTTGCAGGCTTTCGCGCTCAAGAAGTACCGCGGCGGCACGGGTCCCGTCTCCAAGATGTCCGACAACGAAGAGACGCCGGCGTCGCTGCGGGACGGCGCGTGGAAAGCGGTGTGTTCGGACAAACTGAGCATCCAGAATTCGCCACCCGATGTCGCGATACCCGCATTCGACCAAGCCCCCGAGGATGGCACCAAAATCCCGTCCGCCGTCTGACGACAGGACGCCGGGGACATTCTCCCAACAGATCCAACGGGGCCGAAGGCGCCGAGCAAGGCGGCAAAACTCAAGCGCGAGGTTGCCACGGTCGTCATCCAGGCCGCCTCTGAGGCCGGCGACTGAGAAGGACTGGCACGGGGTGCCCCCCACAAGAAGGTCAATTGGTCCATATGTGTCGGCCTCGATGGTGCGAAAGTCGCCGTGCACCGGCACATCCGGAAATCGGTGTTTCAGGACCGCGCGCGGAAACGGCGCGATCTCGGAAAAGAACACATGCGCCCATCCCTCGATCGGCGCCCACGCCACCGCCTCGCAGCCGATCCCGGAGCAGACGGACCCGATCCTCACGTCCCGACCTCCTCGGGATGCCCAAGAGCATCCGTTGGCCGCGGCTGCGGCCCAAGCACGCCCCAGCGCACGAGGACGGCGACGGCCACGTCATAGGAATCCGCCACCGCATAGGTGACGCCGTGCGCCAGGCACCACGCCTCGAAAGCCACCTGTGCCTCGCTCTGCCGCCCGCCGCGCCGCTTCAGCTCAAGGCCGCAGAACTCGCCGCCCGGCGAGATGAAGACAAAATCGCTGACACCACGCTTGAGCCCCATGCGCTTCAGCCGCGCGCCGGTCGCCGCGGTGCGATATTCACCCGCCGGAAATGCGGTCCAGAACCAGTCCGGATCGGCGCACTGGCGCAACAGATCGGCGAGCGCGCACTGCGTGCGAAACTCAGGCGCCGCAGGCGGGCGGCGTCCGCGCTGCCTCGGCCCACGAAAAAGGTGGAGCTGCCGGTATTCGGCCAGGGAGACACGAGCGGTCATCAAAAACGCACGGCCTCCGCAATGAGGGCTGATGAAATTTACGCGACGAAAACTGTTGAGCTGCGTGGGCTGCAAAGGGCAGCCTTGGTGCAGCCTTACTCGGCGGCTTCGACAACCTGCGCCTCAGGGATGCCCCACAGCGTCGTGGGAGCCTCGGCACCAGCAAGTTCAAGTGCAGAGCTAAGAACAAGGAATGTATTGGCTGGCAAAGTCTTATTGCGAAACCGCCACATACTTACGGCCTTCTTAGACCGTCCAGTGATTTCCGCTACCTTCGCCGTACCGCCAAGGATGCTAATCGCGTCGCGAGGAGTTGAGATAGGGCCCATACCTTAGGATTATGCTACATTAAGTAGCATGTCAATCAGCGCCTATTAGGTAGCAACATGCTGTGGTTAGCTACCGCCAGATGAAGATCTGGTCCCCGAGAGGCCGACAATGGCTGACGAGTTGAATAAAGGCATTGGAGAAAGGATCGCGCTCATCAGAGCGCGATTACACAACAATATCACCCAAGAGGATTTCGCGGATACACACGGATTCACGCGTTCAGCCGTATCTCTCTGGGAAACCGGCGCGCGCCGCCCAAAGCCACCGGATGCAACCACCATCGCCCGATATTACGGGGTGAGCCTCGATTGGATTTACACAGGTGAAATAGGAAATTTGAAAGTCGAGGTCCGAGAGCGTCTCTTTGGTGGTAATAAGTCGCCAAAGGTCAAGCGGAGCGCTTGAAAGAAACCACCTTCTCACCAAGCTCCGGCGGAGCCGCATCCCGCTCCGCCCTAAGGCGCCCGGCCCACCGTGCCATGGTCGCGATCTCAAGCTGCAGCATGAAAAGCCGCTCCCCCAAATCCTGGGGATGCTGAGGCATGATTTGCCAATGCAGCGCTTCCAGCTCCCGCTCCCTCTCAGATGAGAGGCGAGGACGAGGGATGCTCGAGACGATAGCCAAAACGTCGTCTATCATGTCCGGCATGTCAGATCGGCACTCCCTGTAAAAACGGCCAATCAGGATCAAGATGCCTACCCTGGCCGCTCAGGCCACCCCCCGCTTACCGTAGCAATGACAGCGTCCGTCATTCCGTGTCCTGCTTCGACTTTCTAAGAACGTTTCGCTCCAGCCACAAGTCACAGCGCTACAGATAGTGGCAAATTATTTCTACAAAATGTAGCATTTTGCATTGACATGCTACATTGCGTAGCATACGGTCCCCCAACAACTAGGGGGCACCATGGCATTGAATTCCCTCTACCATCCCGTAGGGCTGCCCATAGGGCTCCCCAAGCGGAGCCTGACGAGCAGCTACCGCCAGCGCATCGCCCGCGCCATGGCGTTCAGCGCTCTCCAGAACGCCGCCGACGTCCGCCGCGCCTGGACCGGCCGCAACCGAACTGCGCTCCACCGCGCCCACGCCATTTTCCTCCAAACCTCCCGCGACTGGCGCCGCCGCGCCCCCATCAAGCTTCCAGGGTGAACCATTATGAGCTCGGTCGACCCTCCTAAGATGATAGGCGAAAGGCTGCGCGAGCTGCGGCTGGCGCTCGGCTACGAGAATGCCTCCGACTTCGCCCGTCACGTCAAGGTGACGGTGCAGGCCCTATCGAATTGGGAGACCGGGTATCGGCGGATCAACGTCGACGATGCGCACAAGATCAGCGAAAAAATCGGCGTCCCGCTGGACTACATCTACAACGGCCACCAGCGCTTTCTCGACAAACAGTTCGCCGACAAGATCGAGCACCTGCGAACTGCGAAACCCCGCGCCTGGCGCCGCGCCCCACTCAACCTCCCTGGATGAACCTCACAACATGCCAAGGAAACCTGCCGATGTGGACCGGCCCTTCAAAGACGTTGGCGACCGCCTGCGCCTGATGATGAAGGCGCGGCGTCTCCGCTCTTGCCAAGTTGCCGCCAAACTCGAGATCGGGACCACCCGGTGGGCAAACTACGTCACAGGAACGAGCATGCCGCCGCGCGACATCATTCGCGAACTCCTCCCCTACGGCATCTCGGCCGACTGGCTCCTCTTCGGCGATAACCGAAACATCACCTACGACTTCGCGACCGCCCTCGCGCGCCACTCCAAGGCCAAGACATGACCGAACCCGATTTGCATCCCTACAAAGACATTGGTGACCGCTTGCGCTTGATGATGGCGGCGCATCACATCCGCTCCGTCAACGTTGAAGAGCGCCTTGGCATTTCAAGCGGCCGCTGGGCAAACTACGTCGTCGGGAAACACCGAATTCCGGACGATCTCGTCCGCCAGCTTCGCGTCTACGGCATCTCAGCCGATTGGCTTCTTTACGGCGACGAACGCAACATCACCCTGGAATTCGCCAACGCCATCGCACGCCATTCCAAGGCAAGGCACCAGCCGATGTCGAACGGCCATATCGCCAACTTCAAACGGATCAATCCCAAAACCCTTCCGAACGTCCTCCGAAGGCTGAAAGCACTCCGCATCGCTATCAAAGGAGACGGACCCGGCGCACAGGCCGCATTCGCCAAGGACAGCGGGATCCAGGCGCCGAACTGGAACACCTACGAGCGCCAGCGCTATGGCCTGCGGATCGGCATCGACGCTGCCATGAAGCTCGTCGAAAAATGGGACGTCACGCTCGATTACATCTATTTCGGCAAGCGCCACGGCGTCGAGCAACCGCTATGGGAGGCGCTCCAGGCCGCCGAGAAATACGTCATCGAGCAAGAAGAGCAGGAAGACCGCGAGGAAGAAGCAAAACGCGCCTCGCCGATAGCGCCGCATGGCCAACCGAGAGCCTGACATGACCGAACCAAGCCTCCGCGCCATGGCGACCGTGCTCGCCGCGCTCAGCCAGGACGGCCTCGAGGACGACGTCGCCTGCATCGAGGCGCTGAAATGGGCGCACTTCAAGGACCTGCACATCGTCGCCTACCTCGGCCTCGCCAGGCAGCTCGCACGCTACCTCCAATCCACAAAGGGCAAAGCCGATGCCAGGGCCTAACGACATCCTCTCTCCGCAAAGCCGTGAGGAATGGCTCGCACTGCGCCAGGGGCTGTGCGGGGCAAGTGAATGCGCCGCGCTGATCGGCGTCCACCCCTGGCTGACCCTCGCCCAGCTCTGGGCCATCAAATCCGGCCGCCTCGATCCCGATCCCGAAAACCCTGCCATGCGCCGCGGCAGATACCTCGAGGCCACCGCGCTGCGCATCCTCGCCGACGAAAAACCCGACTGGCACGTCACACCGAACCCGATGCCCGGAGGCTCCTTCTTCTCCGACCCGGAAACCCGCCTCGGCGCCACGCCAGACGCTTTTGCCGGCAAGCCGCCCGACATCCTCGAGACGGGCATTGTGCAAGTAAAATCAATCGCCCCGCATACCTTCAAACGCGAATGGCTCAACGACGCAGGCGAAGTCGACGTCCCGCTCCACGTCGTCGTCCAGACGGCCCTCGAAATGCACCTCACCGGCTGCACCTGGGCGGTCGTCGCCGCGCTTGTCGTGGACTCAGGCATTGCCCTCCACGTCATCGACGTCAAACCGATCGACGGACTGATCGAAAAACTTATCTCTGCAAACAAAGACTTTTGGCACTTCGTCGAGACCGGCACCCGCCCGCCCCTCGATTACGAACGCGACGGCGCGCTGATCGCCCGCCTCAACAAAGGGGTCTCCGACAAGACGCTCGACCTTTCCGGCGACAACGCTTTCATCGACGCCGTCAACGAGCACGCCGCGTGCAGCCACGACATCTCGCTCCTCGCCAAGCGCAAGGACCGCGCCGAAGCCGAAATCCGCGACAAGTTGGGCGATGCGACCGGCGCCGAAGCCGGCGAGTTTTTCGTCTCGGCCAAAATCGTCAACCGCGCCGCCCACCAGGTCGCCGCCACGAGTTACAGGCAATTGCGCATCAAATATCGAGGAGCGAGTGCATGAATGAGCTACAGCCAGCCCGCAGAATCTCGCCCGTGGAATTATACGTCTCGGAAGTGCTGCCTGAGAGCAGCCCCGTCCTGCGCGCGCTCCCCGAGGGCATCGATCCGAAGCGCTTCCGGAATAGTCTGCACATCGCGATCATGATGCAGCCCGCGCTGCTCAAGGTGGATCCCCGCCTCGTATTTCGAGAAGTCGCAAGAGCCGCCAACCACGGCATTTCGCTCGACCCCTCGCTCTCGGAAGGCTGGCTGATCATCCGCCGCAACGGCAAGACCGGGCGCGACGAACCGCTCTTCCAACTCGGATACCGAGGAAAAATGCGCCTTGCTCGCCAGTCGGGCGAGGTCGCACGCATCGCCGCTTATCCGGTCACCGAGAAGATGCTCTTGGAAAAGCGCTTCCGCGTGACACTCGATGCGATCCATTACGAGCCCGATCCGTTCAATGACGAGTCTGCGGTCGTCGGCTATTTCGCGTTTGTAAAATACAAGGATGGCACCGAGGATTTCGAGACGATGTCCTTGCGCGACATCTATCGCATCCGCGACCGAAGCGACGGCTACAAAGCCTTTGCCGCAGGCAAGATGAAAACGACGCCGTGGGCGCCGGAAAACAAGGGCGGCTACGAAGGCGAGATGTGCAAAAAGACGGTGCTCTCCCGCCTGCTTAAGCGCGTCCCGATGTCCGCCGACCTCGTCGAGTTCCTGCGCAAGGACGAGATCGCCGACTACACCGACGTCGAGGATGTGCCCCCCGCCCCTGCCCTCGCCCCGCCCCGCCGCGGCCGCCCGCCCGGGTCGCGCACCGCCGTCCTCCAGGAAATCGCAGCCCCCAAGGCACAAAAAAACAAGCCGCAGGACGAACCGGAAACGGAAGAGGAACAAGAGGCTATCGGGATGCCCGAGAGCATCCCCGACGAAGAGCCTATAGCCGACACAGTTGACACACCCGACTCGCCCGAGCCCGTGATCGACACCACCTCGCCCGACTATGCCCGCGGCCAGCAGGATTTCCACGCCGGCCTGAAACG